ATAGTTTTTCTATATCCTTTACACATTTACTTGAGTCAGTAAATATTTTAGTCAGTACAGTTGTATCATTAGTTTGAGAGGTAGATACAGTGAAGTCACCTAATGTTTTGCTTTGAGATTTAGCTTTAACGTTTTCTGCATTTAATCTTTTAGCGAATTCATTTGTAGACAAGCATATAACATAATCTCTACGTAATGCAAATAACTCTTTTGCACTAAGTAGCTTCCATTGCTCTATCTTAGTAGTAAGTCTATTTACTGTTAGCGAAGCATTAAAGATAACTTTACGTAATACAGGTAAATCCTCTTCAAGGAACATAGGGAAAGTAGGGATAATGTCTTCCTCAGTTGCATAGAAAGGAGTGAGGAATAAATTACTATCAACCTTTAAGTCTTTCTCAACACCATCTTCATTTATGATCGGTATCGTCAATTTTAAATTAATATTCATGCGTACTCCATGTTAATATCTAAAAAGCTAAAGGCTTTTATAATAACATCTGATTGTTCAGTTGCTTCTACGTATAGTGGTATTACTTGGCCTGGTAGTACTTCAATGTTCGCTCCAATTGTAGAACCTTTTACTCCGTTTTCTAACCAACAACTAAAGTTAATGTCAGTCTTAAACAGTCGAATCCTATATAAAGTTACAAGGCTAGTACCCATGTTCTTAATGTATAATTTATTTACTTTTGAAGTTGAAATTGTCTCAGTGTACTGGGAATCTTTGTTCACATCTGTGAATACTTTTAAACTCATGTACGACCTCCTCTTTTTAAAGTAAATAGTAAAGGCTCTGAGTCATCATTAAGTACAGTGACACGGTCGGTGTCAGGTTCGTCATTATAGATAACTTCTACAATTATCTCCTGATCTTGTTGATAAACATATAAAGTATAGTTACTTTGTTCATACAATTCTAAATCTTTTAGAAGGTAATTATTAAAAGCTTCTCTAATAGATACATCTAACTTCTTAGTAGTATTTAACGAGTAACTAGGAGGGACATCAATAGTGAATGTGTTAGGAGCAACATACTTAGGTATGATTACTACACTCTCTTTAATAGTATTAACTTTATTGTAGAAATTTAGAATGTCTTGAGTATTAATGCTCGAGGACGGTTCTTGATTATTTATAACTTTAATAGTGTCAGAAGGGGCAGTTCTAAATTTATATAAAACATCTTCAACTGCTTCTTCAGTCCCATTTCTAATTTCTACGGTGAATGTCTCACCTGCAACATAGACTACATCCTCAAATAAATAAGTTACATTACCAGTGGTAATAAATTTATTTTGTTTAAGGTTCAGTGTAACCTCTTGAGAGCCTATAAGGAATGTCGTTAGATTGTTCCCATCTACAAACTTAGAAGTAGTCTTTACGATAACTTGCACTGATTGGCTTAGTGCTGGAGGTAGTACAGATACTCTTAGGGTTGAGTTGGACTTGGAGAGTGTTTTTGTAATAACAGTATTATTAGCTATTACATTTTTTGTAATATAAAGAATGTAATCTGAGTCCAAACTTAAGACTTTATTAGGTTTGATATCTATTGTAAATAGATTGTTTTCTTTATTTTGAGTAAAAGATAAATCGACTGTTGAGAACTTTTCTTTAATGTACCCAACAGTATATGAGTAGGGCTCTACTAAACTAACAAGCCCTTTCTCAGGAATAGTCCTAAAAAGAATAATATGATCATTTAAGGATGTTGTGTCTAGTTCTACAGTAGAACTTAACTTAAGTGTCTGAGTAATCGGGAATGATTTTAATTCAGTATCACTGTTAAGAATCTTAATGTCTATCATATTACCTCACTATAGGATTAAACTTTTTTAGTTACTGTTTTCTTTACAGGTGTTGTTGGTTTACGTTTCGGCTCTTCAACTTCTTTAGTTTCAGTTTTAACTTCTTCAAGGACCTTGGTCACTTCTGTTTCAACTTTAGTCTCTACTTTAGTAACTTCTTCTTTGATTGGTTCTTTACTAGTTGTAAGTGCTTCCACTCGATTTTTGAACTCTTCAGCTCCCTCTACAATCTCGACAACACCTGTATTAATACCTAGATTAAGTTTACGTACTACTGAGTCATCTAGTGTTGCTAGATCTACATTCAATGTACGAGCGTATGGTGTAAGATTAATTGGGTCATTAAAATAGAATGTGGCTTTAGTTAATGTAATTTTCATTTTATCTCCTTATTTACATGTAATAAAAAAGGGGAGGGATATCCCTCCCCTCAGATTAATTATTCAATTACTTAACTAAGTCAGCAGCTTGAATAACAACTTGTGGATCTACGTAAAGCTCGTTAGGAACAAGTGGAATGTTCTTAGCAACAGCAATACCACGACCTTCGTCAATAACGTCTACAGAGTAAGACTCTTTAATACGTACAGCAACGATCTCACGGCTATGTTCATCCCATGAATCAACAGTTAACGGAGTTTGTTCGTTAAGGATTGCAGTAGCTGAAGTATCTAAAAGAATAATACTAGTAGTCTTAGCAGCAGCATCAAAAGGAACAAGGTTAGATGCGATTACAGTCATACCACTTAATGGGTGGAACGATGGCAAGTCAGGAGTAGTAGTTGAAAGTAAACTTTGTTCTACTTCATCAAGTAACTGACCATTACCTGTAGCAGCACGTTGTTGATTCCTCCAAGTATTAACAGTACCGTTTGCATATGCATTAGGAGCAGTTTTACTTGAGTTAAGGAACGCTTGTGGGTTACCAGTTACAAAGCCCATATGACGAAGCATAGGATCTTTTTGGAACGCTGGTAGTGATAATGGGTGAACAAGAACAACATTCGGATTATAACCGTTAGAGTTCATAGTTGCTACCATATCAACTAAATCTTCATAAGTAAGTGCACCATTTTTGTTACCAAAACGGTCACGGCCATTAGCAACACCTTTAATTGATTTAGTGCTAGTAGTGTCAGTGTTATCAAAAATAACAACACCAGCTTGTTCGAATACAGAGAAAATCAGTTTCTCTTTAGCACGAGAAAGAGCTAGTGAAGCTTGTGTGATATGTTCACGAATGATATCCCAACGAGAGTATTTGATATCTTCTTGAGTAATCTTAACTACTAGACCACGTTGCAAGAATTGCGCACGTACAGTAGCTGATTTACCCATTTGAATACTGAATTCTGGATATTCACCTGACTCAGCACGTTCTACGTTAGGAATGTTACCAGCACCAATCCATTTGAAAGATGTTGACTCACCTACGATGTCGTCATGACGGATTTTACGTACTAGGCGAAGACCTAGTGATTCAGCTTCGATAACTTGCTGAACGATTTCAGTATACATTTTACCTAATGCTTGAGGACCATTTGGTGTTGCTAAAGCGTCTTGAATTGTAAATTTAACATCATTAACTTTACCATTATTTTGTACAAGTTCACCAAAGTCTTTAATTTCTAATGCAGTAGACATATTTTATATTTCCTTTATCTAATTAATTACGATTTTTATGTATATATTTGAGGTTGTGAATTAGCGGTTAATCAAACCGATTTCAGCAACAGCCCAACCACCTGAATAAGTGATAAATGAACCCATACCTTCATTAGAAGCATTAGCTACTTGATTAAGTACTGACTGTGTAGCTGCATTAGGAGCAATAACACGATCAAGTAAGTTATGATTACCAACTACTTTACCAGTTGTATCGTCTTTGTAAACACGAAGACCAGTAATCTGACCGATAGTGTTAGCAAAGCTTGGAGCAGCATCAATTACAAAGTTTGACTCAGCATCATATGTTACGAAACCACCAAACTGGATGTCAGCTTTCTTAGCTACAACAGCAGAGATACCTTTAAGTGCAGCAGCACGTACAGTAGCAACATCAGCAACTACAGGGTATTGCATATGGTAGTCACGAAGAACAGCGATAACTGGTTGTGGGTTAAAGTTAATATAAGTTGTTTTTGTAGGCGTTAAATTATCACCACCAGCATGACGGAAGTAGTCGTAAGGAGCTACACCAATATGCGGTCCAACGGTAATACCAGCATCTGCAAAAGATGCAGTTACTGCCTCACCAACTGTAACTAATTCACCTTTAGCATTACGTACACCATTGTCAACGTCAACTTGAGTATATTTAACAATACCAGTTGTATCTAAACGAAGACCAGCAGGAACTACGTGACCATTAGAATCAAGTGCTACAGGCTTACCCGAACCAACAACTACATGAGTGAATTTATCTTCATTGTAACGTACTAGTGGTAAGTATGGAGCAACAATAAATGTACCTGCAGGTGCGATACCATCAGATAAACCATTGTTAGGAACCATTGGTGCTTGTGGGATTT